AAGATAATGTAATAATTGAGGATACTCTAGGTTGAGCACTATAAATATACAAGAACTATTAGACAATAATGGTTTAGGTTCATCAGAAATACCACCAGTTAAAGAACTACCCTCTGAAGTTGAGGTTGAAACACCTGTTGTAAAACAAAATGTTATTAATATTGATGACATTATGTCTAGGAATGGTATTGGTGGAGCTTCGGCTATAACAACAAAAGGTTCTATAGCAAACCTTAATAAAATACTTGAAAAGTATGATGGTAAAAAACTAATTAAAGAAGATTTTTTAGAAGATGATGACCTTATGGATGTTGTCTACTCTAACCTAGAAGCTAGATTTAAACCTGCTAGTACAGTAGGTACTGCTTATCGTGGTGTTACAGGTTTATCTGGTGGTACTACTGGTGGAACTATAGCAGGGCCAAGAGACTATCGTAACATGGATAGAGAAGAAGCCTTTGAAATATGGCAGAACTATCATCGTTCATTTGCTGGTGGTCAAACAGTAACTACTGCTAATGAGCTTACATACTCTGGGTTTGCTGACGATATAACAAAGAATAAACTAGGTGCAGGATACATGCTGTTTGACAGTATGGATAATGCAATTACTGGTGCAGGTTCTTATTCAGAGATGGGTGATGCCATATGGGATTACACTAAAGCTGGCTTACATGATCCAGCAACAGTATTAACTTTTGGGTTAGGTAAAATCTTTGGTTTTGCAGCTACTAAATCTGCAGGTGCAGCTGCTAGAACTCTAATGATAAAAGGTTATCAGCACTATCTAAAGAAAGGTATGACTAAGACAGCTGCACGTAAAGCTGTAGGTACTGCATTAGCTAAAGCAGCTCCAGTTACTGCAGTTGATGCTATGGTTAATATGGGTACTGATGTAGCTTATCAGATGCAGTTAATAGATACAGGTGCTCAAGAAGAATACAGTGGTGCACAGACAGCCTTTGCTGCTCTTGGTGCTATGGTTGTACCTGCAGTCTATGTGAGTTCAGCTGGTGTATCTGGCTTACGTAAGAGTAAGTATATGGAAAATACTTGGTTAGCACATAAAGAGTTTGACAAAAATCTTTTAACACTGGGTAAAGGTAAAGCTCTCAAACTATTGAAGAGTAGAGTAAATAAAAAAACTATTATAGATTCTGTTGACGCTAACTTTGGACCTCTTAATGGAGACTCAAAACAATTTCTTAATTGGTCTAAAGCAAAGGCTCAGGCTAAGAAAGGTATAAAGTTAAGAGGTGAGAAAGAAGTTGATATTGATTTAATTGACTCTTTCTATAGAAGATTCTTTCTTGGTGATGATGCCAATGGTAAGTCTGGATACTGGAAAGCTTTAAAAGATGCTGGGTTTGTTATACACGAAAGTATGTTAGAAGATAATACTGTTACAGGTATATGGGGTCAGGCTGTAAAAGATTTTATGACTGATGAAGCCGCAGAAAGAACAATAAAAAAGTTTGAGAAATCAACAGGAGAAAAACTAAACATTGCTTATACAGCAGAGGCTTTAGGTCAAAACTTTATAAGTCGTGTAAGTACAGCTGGTGGTATACTTTGGACACCTTCACAACTAAGTCGTCTTGAAGGTATGAAGATGAGTCCTAAAGAAGCTCTAGAAGCTTTTGCTAAGTCAGATGATAATAAGAAAATAAAAGATCCAAAACAAAGACAGTTTGCACTAAGTATTTACAAAAGGCTTTTGACATCACATTTATCTACAACAGGTGCTAACCTGAAAGGTTTTAGTCAATTAGTATCTATAAATACAGCAGCTGATTTTGTAACTGGCGCAATTAACTTAGGCCAAAGTGCATTTTATAAAGCTACTAATGGTGATGTTGATAAAGTTATTAAGTATAAGAATAGAGCATGGGGTTCTGTGGTAGGTGCTACTCGACGTGGTATATCTGTACTAAGTCCTGACTTAGAATATAAATATGCAGAGATGGTATTAAATGCATCACCTAAAACTGTAGAGAAACTATTTCGTGATGTGTCTGGTGATGGTGGTGTAAACGATTCACTAAAACATTTTGACCTAGATCCTAAAAATAAAATAACATCTACTATGGATGCTGTTACAAAAGGTGCACAAACTGTAACATTAGTTAGACTTCAAGATCAGATGACAAAGACATGGGCATTTGGTGGTAATGTTAATCAAGCTATTATGCGTGAGTATGGTGAGTTACCAGAAGTATTTTTTCAAAGAAAAGATGTAGCTCTTGAGATGGCTACCGATAGATTTAAAGATAATGTTTTAGATAAAGCTGCATTTAGAACTATGCGTGAAACTGCTTCTGTAAATTGGTCAACATTAGAACGACAAAGAAATAATTACTTTAGGCAGATAGCTAGAGGTGTTGAGTATGCTACAAACAAAACTGAACTTGGTTACATTGTACCTTTCGGTAGTTTTTTAAATACAGTTGTTGCTAATGCCGCTGATTTAATAGGTGTAAATGCTTTTAGATTTGCAGTTAGAGAGATAGTTCCTGGACAATCTGCAGATTTTGTTACTCAAGAAGGATCTGAAGCTTTAGCTAAAATGATTACTGGTTGGTCTACTGTTGCATTAGGTGTACATGGTATGAAACAGGCAGGTTTCTTAGGTGCTGATGAAAGAATTAAACAAGGTCTTGCTTATAATCAAGAAAGAAACAATGACGGATCTATAGAAGATCGTACATTTGATTGGCCAGCTTCTACTATAAGACTTGGTAGTCAAATAATGGCTCATGGTTTAGATGGCAGTAATGTAAAAAACTTACTTACAGATTTTAATCCTGATAAAGTGCCTAAAGATCTTTGGCTTGAGTTAGGTAGACAATTAGGTGGACAATCTGTACGTGATCTTAAAGACTTTGATAAGTCTGTGTGGACATACTTTAGTAACCTCTTGGAAGCTAGTCTTAGTGGAGATAAAGAAGGTCTTGATAAAACCTTAGACATAGGGTCTAAACTATTAGGTCCAGTAGCAAGTAGAATATCTCAAGGTGTTACACGACCTTTAGACCCTGTAAATAATTTAGTTGGTTTAGTTACTGATAGCAACATGATGCCAGATCTTAAACAAGGGTCAGAGTCATTTAATCAAGGTACTAAATATATAAATAATCTCTTTGGTAAATTAGGTGGAGTTCAAGATTTAGATAGAAGAGCTACAGCCACCAGAGGTTTTGATCAAGAGGTTGATACAGGTAAACAACTACTTGGTGTTAGAGGTTCAAGAGAACCTAACATGATGGAAGCTATGTTAAACACTGCAGGTATGTCTAGTTGGAGAGCTATAAGTTTTGATGGTCCAGCTGAAGTAAAGAATTATATGGAGGGACTTGTTGCTCCTATACTAGAGACTACAGCTAGAAAATACTTAGATAAGAACCCAAACTTTTTTGAGTCAGGTTCTAAGGGTTTAAGCACTAAACAAAGACAAGCACTTGTAAATAAGATAATAGCTGAAGCAAAACAAAAGACTAGTCAGATTATGAAGACTGGTGAACTACCACGTACATTAGAAATGGTTCGTGTTCTTTCTTTAAAGAATGATAAGAAAGTAAAAGAAGTTATGGACTTCTTAGATATTAAAGGAGACCTGTCAGACATACTAAAGGATGAGGATGCACTAAGCAAACTCACCCGAATTAAAAACCTTGTAGATAACTACGATGCTATATTTTATGGAGACATGAAACTAGATTAATCATCATCTTCTAGTATGTGATCAGCCCAACCATAAGCTTCACGTTTAACTTCCTCAGTACGACCAGCACCCCTACCACTTGCAAGTATACCCGACAAGGCTTGACCTGTCAGGTATAGGCGAGAGGTTAGGGGTTTTTCTTTTGGCCTATTCTTTTTAGTGTAAGCCTTAGCTTCCTCTTCTAGAGGTGGTAAATTATTCTGCTCTGCTTTAGTTGGTCTGCCCATGTATCACCCTATTTATATTTTTCTGCCAGTGCTTCATTCATTCTTTTAAGATACCATTCTGCTTTCTTCATATCCTCTACACCATTACCTTTGTACCTATATCTATGTTGATACTTAATCATGTTGCCGTGACAGTAAGAAATAAATCCATCTAACCCAAGCACTTGTCGTATATAGTCAATACATTCTATACCATCTTGGTTATAGTGTGCAGGACGTTCTA